AGGAATTTAAAATGCAAAAAAATTGGAAAAATAATTCACTTAAAAAAAGGAATTTAAAATGCAAAAAAATTGGAAAAATAATTCACTTAAAAAAAGGAATTTAAAATGCAAAAAAATTGGACATTGCTGAAAATCTTGCTGCTTCAAATAAACTGAGGTAATTATGGTTTGTCCTATTTGTGGTTGTGAAACTTTCCGAGTACTCGAAAAACCCAGTCGAAAAGATGATTACGATTTGCGCAAAATTCAATGCGTAGATTGCAAAAATTTATTTATACAAGAATCATCATTAACGCGTATACAACATAAAGGTGAATGGGTTGAATTATCAAAATCTTTGAACAAAGAAATTCAAGAAGAATACATAAAATTTAAAGCCCAAAAAGTGCGTGAAATCCAAGACAGGAAGTTATTTAATGAATAATATAGTTTTCAGAGATTTAAATTCAATAATAAGACAGGCTTATCGAAAAGATGACCCTGTCTTTGTTTTAACCAAAATCAAGAGCTATCTTGCTGAAAACAAGATGGATTATTCAAAAGATATAAAAAAAATTGAAAAATTAATCCAAAAAAATATCACAGATCAAGCAATCGAAAATCGTTATAATTTTGGCAAAAAAGCAGTTGCTCAAATTGGCAAAGATTATTCAAAAATTCAAGGTAAAATAAACGATAAAATTCTTCGACAAATCCAACTAGGCTTATTGCATGGTGAAGGTGTTAATAATTTGACTCGACGAATAAAGCGCGTCGAAAAAATTGAAAAACATTATGCGAATACAATAGCGACGACAGCACGAATTACAGCAAGCCGGATGGATGCAATAAACAATGCCCTTTCGCAAGGAATGACATTATTCGAATATCGAGGCAGAATAGAAGGTGCTCGACCTTGGTGTAAAGAGCACGTCGGCCAACAGCATACTATCGAAGAATGGAGCGCAATGTCGAATGGACAAGGTCTTCCTGTCGTTCCTTATGGTGGAGGATGGCGTTGCAGCCATTCTTTTGTAGGAGTGCCAATTACTGAGAAATTCGTTGTGCCATCTGTTCCTGAAGATAAAATTTTGAACAATATTGATACGATTATCGATTACCACAAAATTGATATGTTATCGAGTATAAATCCGATAAATGCTACGGAGGAGAATTATTTCCAATCCACATCGGTAATGTATAAATTAGTAGCTAGCTCCGAAAATCAAGATATCGAGGTATTTTTTAATAAATTAAAAGAATTGCCTGGCGCACATCATCATCCATCTCCATATTCAGGATCAGAATATGTTATTGTCGATGGTAAAGTGTATAGGAAAGCGGATCACTGGGGCGATGCAGCTACTTGTTTCTGGCCAATTGCAGGCGATAAAAGTATAATGACTTCGGATTATACTTGGAAAATTGGGGTAGCAAAATTGGATGAATTTCGCCAATTCTATCCAAAAGCTCATAAGCCTCTTGAATGGGAACAATTAAATGGTTCACTGGAATTCAATAAATATAAACTTGACCAAATATCTAAATATTTAGAAGCAGCAAAAGCCTTGCCCAAACCAACTGATAAATATGAATTTTATGAATTAAAACGAAAAATTGAATCATTTGAAAATGCTAAAAAGGAGCAGGAAATTCACTTATCACTTATGGAAAGCCGAAAGAAATTGAAAGATTTAATTGAAAATGGGGAATTAACAAAGATTATGACAAAAGAGATAGATATACGTACGATCTCCGATGACGATCTCAAAAAATATATAACTAAATTATCTAAAAGGCTTGATATTGATAAAAAAGTAATGAAAGATAAATTAACTCGCCAGAATATAGAGGGCGAAATAATTCATTTTACAAAATTGTCAGACGCAATAAAAATCCCTGCTTTTAAAGCTAAATTAGATGGCTATCTTTCGACAATTGACAATTTAGGAAAGGCTTATGACAACTATGTCAATAGATATACTTATGATCTTTATAACGAATTTTATATTGATAGGAAAGAGATAAAAGCATTCTTCGATGAAGAAAAGAAAAGAAGGGATTTATTGAAAAAAATGTGAAAAACTTTTAAAAAAATTTGCATTTTATTTAAAAAAAGCTTGCTATTTACATTTTTCTTTGTAATTTAGTATTGAAATTGATTTGCAAAAGAGCAAAATAAGTTCTTTAAAAGAAGTAAATATTTAAAAAAATTATAAACAAAAGCAGACCCGCACTGCGTTACTAAAGTGGGAAGGAACATTATGACAAATCAAAATAGTAAATTCGTATTGAGCTACAAAACAATCTGCAATTTAACACACCGCAAAGAAGACAAACCTTTTAAAATAGCCAAAAAAGCTACTAAAAATGCTAAAATGATAGAGGCGTAAAATGATTGGATGCAGAGAAATTGATGAAGACCATAACAGATTTGCAGTTAGCTTAATTAGTTACGATGGCAACTTCACTGAGTGGTATGGCTTTGACACTTTAGAAGAAGCTAAGAAATTCTATGAGCAAGTCGATAGCGGTGATTTTGGTAAATATGCAAGCTATGATTATAACGAAGTATGCCTTTATAGTGACCAAATCAATGAATTCCAGGAGCATTACATTTTAGAAAGCCGTTATTTGAAACCATTTGAACCCACGACTTAAGTCGTGGGTTCAAAAGTAAGGGCAATTCACGAATTGCCCTTACATTCCATGTTGAACCTACGATTTAAATCGTAGGTTCATGTAAAAAGAAAATTATAAAAATATAAATATATGAGTAGACCCAAATTTATGCTTTGCGAAAATCCCTTAATCGGGGGCAATTACATCTCGATAATTCACAATTATAAACCATTTATCAAGGCAAATTTATATCACTTGCCTCTTGCCGATAAAAAGCAAATCCAAGATGCAAAAGAGACTTTCCCTGATGCCGTTGGCTTTGAATATGCTGGTGAATACATATTTTTGGCAATTGAATATTTGGAAGATGAAGATGACACTCAAGAAAATATTGATAAAATTGCCCGAATTATGAAGAGAATGGCAAAATGGTACAAGGCATATTTAATTTGGGTCGATCAAAAAATTGCCGAAGAAGATGATAATATTGATAATGATGATTTTTAAATACCATTTTGCTGATATCAGCAAAATGATTAACTTGCATATAATTAAATGAAATAAATGGAGTTTTTATTATGAAAAAATTTATTACAATTTTGGGCATAATTCTTATATCTTTAGCTTTCGATTTAAATGCAAAAGATAAGTCAGAAGATATTCATTTTTTTGATGGAGAATGGATAGCCCAAATCACAGTAATGCAAGATGGCACTGATATATCATTAGTAGATTCAAAAAGGTTAATTAAAATATTTGTGAAAGATTCAACGATGATTTTGCAAATATCTGAAGGTGGAAATTCCGAAATTGACACAATCGTTTATTCAATCACTGAATTTAACAATAATTTGAATCGCATAGAGATATATGGCGAATATTTTTCGAATAAAAAAGATGATTGTTATAGCCAATATATCCATATATCTTATAATAGGGACAATAAACCTTATGAATTTTATATATGTTATACCCCATGTAAGGAAATAGATGGCGAATTAAAATATGATCGGAATCGAGATATTGGCTCATTTGGGAGGCTAACAAAGAAGATCAAATAAAATCATTCAACTCAATCGAGACGATTGAGCTACCGGGTAAATTGGTGGAACAATCGTCTCGATTGTTCTTATAACAGAGGGCTTAAGCCCTCTGTTGCATTTTATAGAAACTTTTCTTAAAATCCTTGCTCAGTCTTTTGTACTATATCATCCCCAGTTTGAGGTGGAGTGTTGCCCAGCTCTGCATAAATTTCAGACTTTAAAAATGGCAAACCTGTATCAAGCTTTGCACCCACAGCCATAGCATTTTTTTCAACATCAAAAATCTCAGACCAATCAAGCACAAATTTATTGTTATGAACCCCTTCACCATAGTTTCTTGCGTCAAAATATCCGAGGAATTTATTTACATAATTTTCGAGCATATTCATATCGGTATATATAATATCCGCCGTTGTCATATTCTGCACTTGCAGGGCAGCACGGCTTCCACCATAATCCGGCAATTCAGGAGTATTTGCTTGTCCCAAAATTGTAATTGCTAAATCATTATTATAAATTTCAATTAATTCCTTGAAAATACCTGCACCAGAGCCTGTGATAGCATTCAACCGTAATTCAATCATATCAGATGAACTGAAATAATTATTTTTAACAGCTTGCTCTGCCGCTAGCTCTGCTGTTGCTTGTTCTTCAGGCGTTCCACCTTTGTTTATAACCTGCAAAATTCCCTTCAATTTTCGGACAAAATTGCCAGCTTCCCGAACCGCGTCATATCTATATATCTCGGTCCACACGACTTGCCGCATATAAGGCTGACTTACCCACGAAAGCAAAAGCTGGTCAGACTCTGCAATTTGACTATTTGACTCGGCATCATAGCACAAATTTTGAAAAATCTTATAAGAATAAAAATCCTTTTTAGCAAAAAGCGTTGGTAATTGTGTGCCTTCTATAACTTCCCAGCCCAGATCAAAGGCTAATTTGCCATAAGCAGCTAATTCCCAAAAGTTCTCAAATATTATATTTATATATTTTTCAAGCAAAGGTTTATCTTTACTCTCCTGGCCATTGTTATCGACAATTTTCCAAGCGAAGCTATTCAATGCTGTTCTGCGTTTGCGTATCAACCCTGCTAATCTGGCATTTATAATTTGCGCACGTTCTGCGGTTGCAATCAATGGCCTATCATCATATTCATCTAATGTTATTGCTTCTGTTTTTCTAATGACTTTTAAAAGCTCTTCTGGTGTTGGATATGTGGATTTTGTTAATTTATCGTATTGATACATTTATTTCACCTTTAAATTGAAAAAAAATCTTTTATTGTTTTAAAAAATGCAGGAGATGAATTCTGACCTAAATGCCTTTCGTGGAGGAATTCATTAGCACATATCAAGGCATCAGGTGCATCGTCGAGGCGTCCTGCTTTTTTGCCCGCGAATGAATAAATTTGTTGCAAAAATCTCTTACCTTCATCTGTATATAAATGGTGCAATGGAAAGAGAATTTTGCCCGAATTCCAAATACCTTGCACATTCTTTGCTAAATCATCTACATTATAACGTCGATATTCGATGTGCGGAAATGGCATATTATTAATTTGGCACCAATTCCGCACAAATTGTGTCCACACCGATTCTTGATTTACATTCCCGTCCCACGCAATTCCGTAAATATTTGAGCGCTTTTGTGCGATCGATAGGACAATATCCAACAATTCGTTAGAGTCAGAAATCGAATGACAGAATAAATCGATAATGTAATATTTATCATTCTTTGCAGAATAGCCATAGCACACAATTGCAGTTGTATCACCCTTCCCCTTCTTTGCCAAATTTGGATCGCAATATACTACAGCTTTAATATCACCTGGCAAATTCTCCCAAATTGGCAATTCTGTATGCCGTTTGAAAATAAATCCGTCTGCAGGGACAGGGTTTTGCTGATAATCGGCTTGCCATTCGGATTCGTCAAATGCACCGTGTAAAGCTCTCAATTCATCTTCTGTATTTGCAGGAAATCGTGCGGGCCAAAGTGGTTTGCCGTCAAATGCTTTATAAATATGAATATGCCATTTATCATTTAAAATTCCTTGCTCTTGCTGCAATTTCAGAATATTCATCAAGCTTTTTTCGTGGAAATTATTGCCAAGAACAATCATTGCGCCATTCATTGCCATAGAGTTAAACGCTTCAGATAGCACTCTTGCACGCTCCATTGAATGCTCTTCTGAAATTGGAGAGTTGCGAGTTTCGATATCATCAACCAAAATGAATTCAGGCCTATCAAATAACTTTGTTGCGCCTCTTACCGATCTGCCTTCGGAGAATGTATTAATTCGAGTGCTTTTTTTTGCACCTTTTAATCTGAATGTAAACTGGTCCGCGTTGTTCTCAATTATTTCAAATTTATAATCATTTAAAATGCGTGGATTTGTAAGCAAAAGATCAACCACATCCCTCATTATGTTACGCGCTGATGGCAATGTTGAACTCATTACACCCGCGTAATGAATTTTTTCTTCCAATAAAAGCCAAGTAAATATCTTTTTTAATTGCGAAGTCTTGCCATAGCCACGTGGTCCCAAAATGACATTAACAGCATTATTTTCAAGACAAAATTTTAATAGATCCTTATGAAAATCGGATGGTGCTGAATATCCGCCACTATACATATCTGGCGTGAAGTAAATTTTATCAAAATACCAAAAATCCTTGTGGTTTTTATCCCTTCGATTTTTTACAGCAGTATCATTTAATTGATTATTTGCAAAGGGTTTGGCAGGTGCAAATTGCGCTCGTTCTTCGACTTCTCTTTCGAATTTATTTATAGCAATTTCAGAGCGGATCATTTTATCCATCAATTCATCCTCGTATCTACATATTCAAATTTTAAAATTGGCAACGGCAATAGAGATTTTATATCAGCCAATTTGAATTTTGCCACGAACATTATATCTCCAAATTCATTGCATAATGTTGTAAAATTATCATCAGGATTTGAATAATAATGGTGCACGTTGTCGAGATCAATTATAGCCTTAACAAGCTTATTTTTATCTAAAATTCCATCATCATCAAATAATATAATCTCGCATTCAAGATATTTCATCTCATCTCCATTTAAAATCTTCTGTAATCATGACATCTGCATATTCTTTTGCAAGTTCATTGAGTTTTTGCGTATTTTCTTTAGTCAATCCAAAGAATTTCCAAAGTTTACGGCTTTTGCCAACGCCCAAAACGTTTAAATAATAAGCCTTTATCAATGCTTCTTTATTATTAAATACAATTTTAGCGGTATCTTTATTTGGCTCAATAACCGTCATAGCTGCCAGCATCTCCCCACTCCAAGTTAGGAAATCCATACTTTTAGCCATTTTTTCTTTATAAACTCGATACCCACCCAAAATTAAAATACTTTTGCGACCATTTGATCCTGTAAAAATCTGATATAATGAACCTTCCTGGCGTTTACCAAATTTTGCAATTATATTCTTCCGATATGGCAAGCTAAATGGCTTATCTGAATATTTATAGCGATTACCATCGATGTCAATTCCTTGATTAATTTGTTCATAAATAAAAGCCAGCGCTTGCTGTGCCAATTTTGCAGCTATATGTTCCAATTCCCTGACTCCATTTGAATTTTAGCCAATTCTTCTTTATAAATCTTAATTATATCTTCATCTGTCGCATCGGGATTATATCGGCGAATTATAGCACCAATCACATCTGCATCAGCTCTTTTAATATGCTCTGTCAATTCGACGCTTTGTAATAATTTGCGAGTGCGTGCCAATTTTTCAAGTGCATTTATTCGATCAATCGCGGGAATTTGCCTGTCAGATTCAAGACCTGCCAATGCAGTATGATACTGCGATTTTATAATATCTTCAGGGGATTTATTTTCACGAATTTTTTCAATTGGCTCAGATTTAATTTTTTTAGTGTATTTATTTAATTTGCCCGATTTATATTGCAAATAGGCTTGTCGTGCTTGATCGTACGTGACATTATAAAGCTCTGCAATCTGTGTCATCGGCATATCAGGGTGCTTAGTTTTATGCTTTCCAATTTTTATACGAATTGAAATTGGCAATGTGTGTGCTTTTGGTCTTTTAATCATAATAAATTTTGCCCTCCAAAACGAAAAATGCTTTATCTGAATAAATGCCATCAAATGTCAACGGCTCTTGATTTAATTGAATATACGGGAGATCTGAAAGTAAATCAATTACGCTATTCATTAGATCTAGTGAGTCGCATATTGCTAGATAAGGTTTTGCCTTAATTTTAGTCCCCGTAAAAATTTGGAAATTGGCTTGCTTCCCATCGCGGTATGAATTTTCATAAAAAATCGCAGATGATGGTTCGAGATAAACCCATACAATTGGTGCTTTTTGCGGCAATTCCCCCGGCTGTGCTGCTTCAACAGTTATATCAGCTGGCAAATTATCTGTAAGATAATTTATAATTGCTTCCCAAGATTGTCTAAAATTCATATAAATCTCCTATTTCTCCGACTTTATAAGTATTTATAATTTTAATTGAGGTTAAAAATTCATAAGCACGCTTTAAATTGCTCTGTAATAAAATCACTCTTTCTTCGGATAATCCCGTGACATAGCCTGCCACATAAGCTGCATTGTCAATTAATGAAACAAGAGCCATATCAAAAATGTGCAATTCGTCGAGTTCATTAAATTTATCTTCAGGTAAATTGGCAATGATGCGGGCTGCATTTTTTGCGCTGGCAATGATATCCGCCAAAACTGCGGGATCGAGCGATTTTATTGGGTCTGATAACAAATTTTCAAGCATTTCGATCACCTCCAAATACAAAATTATAAGCATAAATTTTGAATTAATTACTAATAATAATAATGAGTTATTTATAATTTTTGACCACTTTAATTTTGTTTTTAGAAAAAAGGGGACAAAATGAATTTTAATGAATTTATAGAAAAATTAAAGAAAACTTTAAAATTAGATAAAATTGAGCCTGATGTTGAATTTGAATTGAAGTCGATATTCCCTGATTCTGAAAATCAAAAATCAACAACTCAGCCAACGACACAACCAACGATACAACCACAAAATCCAACGAATTTGCCAAATTTAAACAATATACAATCTGCTGGCTCGGATGCTTCATTATTAGAAGGATTGCGTGCTGAACTCCAGAGCTTTGCAAAAGCTTTAGCTGACGAAAAGATTGAAAGGCAGAAAATTCAGCAAACTTTGGATGATAAAATAAAATCTGAAATGGCTTTGCGGATAAAATCTGCGATTGATGAGGGGATCAAATCGAATAAAATTCCTGCTAAAAACGAGGAAGACATCAAAAGGTGGCAAGGATTATTTGAAAAAGATTTTGACGCTGCAAATTTCGCTTTATCTAAAATAAAAGGAGATGAAAATAAAAACAGCTTAAGCCAGGAAAAATCTTCTTCAAGAAGTACACCACAATTCATTGATAGAACAGCAGTATTTGAGCAAGCAAAAGATGCTTTTAAAAATGCAGAAAATTAAGGTGATAAAATGAGTTTAATGACAGTTACTGAAAATTTATTGAGTGCAGCAGAGAATTTGGGAGGATCGCCCCCTGAATTCCGTTCGTATTTAAATAAATTCGATCCATTTGCTTTTGCGGGAATTTCAGGGCTGGATTTGTCAACAATTTCAGCTGATGAATATTCTCAAATTAAAGATGAATTGGATACAAAAGGTGTGCCAGCGGAAGCGTTGGCATTGTTAGAAAAAATCAAACAGGCGATTATTACGCCCGAAATTTAAGGAAAAAAATAAGGAGATAAAATGTTAATTAATCAAATTTCGACAGGATCATCTGTTGACACAGCCCAGGCATTACAGACGCTGGCTGTGAGTGAATTCATAAATCAATTGCCATTAGCTAATTATTTGCAATTTTACTCGATTACAGGAAATGCAGATACTCCTCGCAAAGTCGATGCAAATTTAACAGCAGGAGACACAAGGGTGATTGGCTCGGATTACACTGCCAAATCAAATACACCTGGCTTTGGTGCAATTGCTTTGAAAATTTACGGTGATAAAGTAAAAACTGATATAGCATATCAGAGACGCGGTGTGGATATTGGCTCACAAAGAGCATTGGATTTAGCTAATTTTAGCAGATCGCTCGGTAGATATTTTATGAATGCCATCATAAACGATGCTCTTACGGTTGAAACATTCAGTGGAATTAAAGAGCAAGCAACTGCATTGGGTAGAAAAATTGTATATAGCTCTGCTGATGGTGGCATTTTCCCATCAGGCAATGGAAATACTGAAGTAAAAGCACAAATGGCATTTATGGAATGGTTAGATGCACAAATTGCAGATATAATGGGTGGGCCGCAAGTGATATTAGCAAATGGTGCATTTATAGCGAGATTGGAAAGCGTTGGCAAAAATTTCGTGCAAACTTCTACCGCACAAGACATTTATGGATTAAACCAGGTCGTCAAAAGCTACAAGGGCATCCCCCTAATTAATGCCGGGTTCCAAGCAAATGCTTCAGGACTGGTAATCCCATCTACTGAAGTCGAGGGCACCTCGAGTGATTGCACATCATTGTATTTACTAAGATTTGGAGAAATGCAGGATATAACATTTGCTACAAATGTCGGCTTAGACGTGAAAGATCTTGGACTAGTCGGGACAGAATATATAACAATGGTAGAATTTGATGTCGATATGGCAATTTTAAATGACAAGGCATTCAAACGCCTTGCAGGTATTAGATTATTATAAAATAGGAGAATAAAATGAGTAAATCTGCAAGAGGGCAAAATAAATCAGATATATTTCGATGGAAAAAAAATGCAGCTGGCACAGGGATAGAATTTTACGATAAGCTAACTGATGTTATAGTAACACCCGGTCCACCAACGCCAGCGAACGCGGCTTTAAGGCTCGATAAAATTGGGACCACAAAGCCAACTCCACAAGCTGATGGAACTGTTCAGCACGAGTATACCCAATATGATTGCGGTGAGAATGTTTATGCATTTATTGACAAAACACGCCCAGCAAATAGCACGAATGCTCTGCCAGATGTGAGCTATGAGGATGGTGCATTAGATAAATCCTCAACCGAAGGAGATGGACTACTCTTAATTGATTACGGGCAGTTCGATGATTTGAAAAATCCAACAAAGGTATTTGTATATGCTGTAATAATGCAATTAGATCCTACATCCGGAGCGTATGAACGAGTGCCGAACGACTGGATCAAACCAACTATGAAACTAAATGGCATTACAACGGATGTCGATTTTGTAATACCAAAAGAGCTTTTCGACCCTGCAATTGTCACGGTGGCGGCCAATATAACAATCCTCGCGGGGGATAATTATGTACGGCAATATATAACAAAGGCTTAGTAACGTTCTTTTCATAAACAACTCCTTTAATTACACCGGGGTGCTGAAAGGTGCCCCGATTTATTAATAAAAAAGAGGATAAATGGATTTAAATACAACAGCGCAATTAATAACAGCAGTTATAGGGGGATTATCGCTAATTTTAGCGATAATCATATTTATAATTAGTAGAGAAAAAGATCTTCACGTGATTATGAATGATATTAAATGGCTGAAAGAAGAATTTAACGAAATGCATGAAGAAATCAAGGAATTGAGAAATAAATTTTTTTTAACAAATAATAAAAAAAAACGGATAGAAAATGAAGAACTTAAATAAATATTCAATAATTATAGCAATTATAGGATTAGCAATATTCATTGGCTTAATGATTTGCGCGCCAGGATTTGCAATATTTGGCGAGGCTTTAATCATTGTTGCAGTGTTTATAACATTGTTTGGTTTATTTGACAAATATGTGCTGAAAGAAATCGACACAATTGATTATTTAAAGAAAGGAGATAATTATGGGCTTGCGTTATTGGCTATTGCTATTATTTTTCTTGCTGGCATCATACTCGTGCGCTAACGCACAAAAGCAAATTGCGGAAGCAAAAAAATATGTCGGCACGGTTGAATATGGCAATAATCAAGGATTTTCAAATAAATATTTGGAATCAGGCCTAAAAAAAGTCGGATGGAAAAAAGGTCAACCTTATTGTGCGTTCTTTGTATCATTCATTTTGAATGAAATAAATGCCAAGTTCCCAAAGACCAGGACTGGAATGGCGAGAAGTTTCATTAATTCAAAAAGCATTTTGGCAAAAGATGTTGCAAAAGGGTATAAAAATGTTCCCGCGGGATGGCTTGCAATTTGGCGTAGAGGAACACAAGAAAAAGGGCACATCGGATTTGTCATAAATTGGCAAAAAAATAGAGGAAAAACAATTGAAGCAAATACCTCGGCTGACAAAGGATCGCAATTTGATGGCGATGGAATTTGGGAAAAATCAAGAGAAATTATAAGCTGGGGAAATTTCAGAATTGATTATTTTACACCCGTAGGGGTTGAATGAGAAATCCCTTGGCGGGCTTTGCGACTTGGCGTGGAAAAAAATGCACGCAAAGACGCAAAGGAAATAAAGAAAAATTAAAAAGAATATGAATAGTGTAATTACAAAAATATTGAGTTATTTGGTGGCGATATTGGTGGGTATCGCTTTTGGGCTATGGATTCCAAAATGCGGTTCTGGGCAATCGGGGACG